GCACAAGCACAGGCAGATGCACAAGCAAAAGCAAAAGCAGATGCACAGACAAAAGCAAGTGATGCTAATCTAATAGCAAAAGGTCAAGCATATGCACAAGCACAGGCAGATGCAAAAGCAAAAGCAGATGCGGCGGCTAATGACAAATATCAAAATGATAAAATAGACAATATAGCAACCACATCAGATAATAATTTTGTCCGAGATTTAGAAAAAAATCCTTTACCAGTAGCTGACTTTACGCCAAAAGATATTACAACTACTGGAGATACAACAGTAAAAGAACCAATTAAGGTTGGAACTCCACCATCTGTAATTGTACAGCCAGAAATTCCAGCAGTAGATTATCCTGATACAAATATAGGAACAAACGTAGTAGACAAACCAGTTAATATTCCACATGATAGAACAAAAATACTAGTTCCACCATTTGTAGCAAATCCTCCTAAGATTGACACAAAAGCTATTAGTACTGCTAAAGTAGATGCAAAAAATAAAAAAGGTGGAAAAAGAAAAGGTGGCGATGGTAGTATGATGGGATACAATGATTTATACAAAACAAACTTATATAAATGGACACAACAGTATGGAACATTTGAAAATGACAAATTAAATAAAATGTTACTTGGTGAAAACAGTATTAGTACTAGAGTTAGTAATACAAGAAATAAAACTGGAAATGGTACAAATCAAACATTCAGTAAGTATATAAGCAAGACTTCTGATACAGGCGGTACATCGTTAAGTAAAGTATCAAATTTAAATAAGACAGCCAATGGAACTACAGGTACTACTACAAAAAGATTTATAAGACCAGGAGGAAGTGGAACAAATACAACATATGACCATGGAACTGGAAAAGTTACTAGAACTAATGTTCAACTAAAAGGTCCACAAAGCTGGATGTATGATAAAAAGTTAAACTCGTCAGTAACCAAAGAAGCTCAAGCAGTAGCAGGTGGAAAAGTACATAAAAATATTACAGGGCATAACTTAACTTGGAAAGGCGTTAAACAAGAAAAAATAGATTTTGAATTAATTAGTATTGATAATGCTACTAAAAGTGTTAAGTTAGGAATACTTAGACCAGAAGAATTTGCAGGTGAAGTAGCTAATGTATCATTTAAAACACTTCGTAGAGGACCATTTGTAAAAACAGAATTAAATGAATCAATTATTATGGAAGGCGGAGCAATGCCAGGCGTTGGTGCAATCCATATAGATGAAATAAATCCAACACTAGAACAACTAGAAAAATCATTAGGATTAGATCTAAAAGATTTTACATTAGGTAGTGTAGGTAAAAGGCAGTTTAGTGGAGACATTGATGTAGCGTTGAATCTCCCACCTGAAGAACTTCCAGCGTTTGTTGAGAAGCTTAAAAAGAATCCGTTGATTAAAGATATAGCAAAGTCAAGTGTTATAATGACAAAAGTACAAATTCAGAACTTTGATAAATCTAAATCAGATGGAAGACCACGTACAGGATTTGTACAAGTAGATTTCATGCCAGGTGATCCGGGTTGGTTAAAAACTTACTTCCATTCACCAAGTGAAGATGAATCAAAATACAAAGGTGTATTCCGTAACGTAATGGTAGCTACTATGGCCGCAGTTCATAATAGAGATGATAGTCAAGCTGAAGTAGAAGATGGAAGACCTTTAGAAAGTAGACGTTTTATGTGGAGTCCCACAGATGGATTAGTACGTGTTCTACGTACTCCAGTTCCAGCAAAAAATGGTAATGGTTATACCAAAAAGAACCAAAATAAAGTTATAGACGGTCCATGGAAACAAGCTGATGAAATCGCAAAACAACTTGGGTTAAATAGTGCAAAGGACTTAAACAGTTTTGAATCATTGTTAGATGCAATGAAAAAGAGCTATACTCAAGAAGAACAGAAGAAAGTCATTGATAATCTAAAAGATAGTAAAGTAGTCCAAGATATTGGAATACCAGACGAAATTAAAGATCTCTAATTGACATTTTTCAATATATTAGTTATAATAAGCCATGCCAGAAAAATACTGTATATACACGAATAATTTCACCTTTGTAGACAATGATGGGTATGTTGCTTTATGTTGTAAAAACCTAAAGAACAAACTTCATCAATATCATATAAAAGACTACAAGTTGAGTGAAATATGGAATAGTCCTGAAATGCATAGCGTCAGGCAAGAAATTGCTAGTGGCGGAGAACCTATGGGTTGTTTTAAGTGCTATGATCCAGAACGTGATGGTGTACGTAGTTTTAGACAAAAAGCATTAGGTATGATCAACAAGGGTGTACCCTTTGAAGATGAAAAAATACACGCATTAGATCTAAGACTTGGTAATGTATGCAACCTTAGATGTGTAATGTGTTTTGCTGGTAACAGTAACAAAATTTTAAAAGACCATAAGCAAATGGCAGATCACTTTAATTGGAAAGAAGGTCGACTAGAAAAAGAAGCAGAAAAATATCACAAAAGCAATTATGATTGGAGTGATGACGAACGTGCTTGGGAAAACATTATCACCAGTGTAGATAAAAATCTAAAACACGTTTATCTAGCAGGTGGCGAACCTTTTTATTTAAAAAACTTTCCAACAACTGTAGAACGTTTGGGGTCGTTAGCACCCAATGCTAGGTTTGTTATTAATTCAAACGGTACAAGACTATTAAGAGAAAAAGATCTAAAACAACTAAAAAAGGTTGAAAACGTATTCATTAGATTTAGTGTTGATGGTTGGGGTGGTGCAGATGAATGGATTAGACAAGATACAAAATGGGAAGAAAAACTACAAGTAATGGATCAGTATTACAAACACTTTAAATTAAGAGTTTGGGATGTTACTGCAAATAGTTTAGGTGTTAGACAAATACCAAAATTAGTAGAATATCTTTGGGAGCATTATCCTGAAGCAAAAGTACAAATTAGACCCGTAGTAAATAAAACAGAAATATTGATGGAAAATATTCCTGATAAACTTAAAGCAAAGCCTTTGGAATTCTTTGAAAAATATAAACACAAACTTGAAGGTGTTGATCATGTAATTAATGAAATGCGTAAACCATTTAACCCAGATCCTAACAGAGCAAAAACAGTTAAGCATTGGGTTGATTATTATGATAATACCGGTGTAGTAAAATTAGGTGACTTTGATCCAGAGCTTTCAGATTGGATCCAGAGCAATGGACAACAGTAATTTTTGCAGTATACCTTGGATACACTCAGCGACTAAAACAAACGGTGCAAGTAGAGTATGTTGTTTAATGAGCAACTACGAGCAAGGCAGTGGCGGTCAAACAGGACACAACTTCAAAACAGATACTATAGAAGAAATACACAACAGTGAATATACTCGTAATCTTCGTAAGAAGTTCTTAAAGGGTTATAAGCCAATAGAGTGTAATACGTGTTGGGTTAAAGAAAAGAATGGTGGTCAAAGTAGACGTATGTTTACTAACAGGATGTACAAGCATCTAATTGACTATGAGAAAGCATTAAAGATCACAAAAGAAGATGGAAGTACAGAACAAATGCCTGTATATTGGGATTTACGTTTTGGCAATCTATGTAACTTAAAGTGTGTTATGTGTGGACCACAAAGTAGCAGTATGTGGTACAAAGATTGGGCTCATATGCATGACACAGATCATTTTGAAGACTCTGGCGAAAAAATATTTTTTAAAAATAAAGGAGTTGATAGTGATGTATATGATTGGTATACAAGTAGCAACTTCTGGGAACAAATGGAAAAGAATATAGATCAACTAGAACATATATATCTAGTTGGTGGCGAACCTATGCTCATAGAACAACACTATGTATTCTTACAAAAGCTAATAGACAAGGGCGTAAGTAAAAATGTTACACTAGAATACGATACAAATATTACAAATGTACATCAAAGAGCTATTGAACAATGGAGTAAATTTAAAACATTGATGCTAAGAGTTAGTATTGACGATTATGGAGAACAAAATAATTATATACGTTTTCCTAGCAAATGGTACAAACTAGATGAAAACATAAAACGTATTAAGGAACTAGTACCAAATACAAAAGTTGAAATAAGTATAACTTGGCAAATGTTAAATGCATATACATTTTTAAATTTAGTAGATCATTTTAAAGATTATTATATTAATATTAGAATATTATCAGCACCAGAGATATTTGATCCAAAACACCTACCAAAACAAGCTAAATTAGAGCTTATTGATATGTACAATAACTCTATATACAAAGATAAAATAAAGCATTTAATAAGCTATCTAACAAATAATTTAAACAATAATGAACTATTATATAACGAATCAGTAGATTTTCTAAACAGACTGGATGTTTTACGAGGTACAGATTGGCCAAAAACATTCAAGCAACTGCATAAATCGATAAATATATAAAAGGAGCATACTTATGAAAGTTAATGAAATACTATCAGAACAAGGTGTTATAGTAAAAGGCGTAAACACAACAGTTGATGTTCAACCAGGTGAAACAGAACGTCAAGCGGCCAAACTATTCCCAATGAATAAAGGCGGCAAACCAACATCTTTAATAAATGATAAAGTTCGTAAGAATAGCAATCCACACGTATTATACAATCTTGGGTTAACAGAAGAACAAATAGTACTATTAGAAAAAGTAGTAAAACAATCAAAGCCTATGAAAGTGTTAATGAACCTAGCAAGTAGAAAAGACAACAATGCATTTCCAGTAAAAATGGGTGATGTATTAGTTGATGTTACTCCTACCGTTGCTAGAAGAGTTATTCAATATTACTTTGACGCAACTGGATTTAAACAAAAAGATATTGAACGTGCTTTGGATAATGCTATGGAATTTAAAAAACTTGTAAAGGAGATTTAAATGGACAAAAACGAAATGTATACAGAGTATGGATATAGAGGTACTGCTGAACTACAACAAGAAAAAGATCGTAATAAAAAGTTAGTAGAAGAAAATAAAAAGTTAGTAGAAGAAAATAAAAAGTTAGTAGAAGCTAACGATAGGCTAACTGAAAATTTAAGAAAATCAGAAGAACATTATACAACGTAAGAGAAACATTATGAGAATAAATGAAATTGTAACAAAAAAGACAGGTGCAGGTACAGTAAAAACTGTAGGTGGAAATGAGATTTCTAGAAGCACTCCTAACATAGGTGGATCGCAAACAACACAATACGCAGATGGATCTATTAAAAATACATTCAATACTAACGCAGGTGGATCATCTATAGATATTACAAAAGTAAATGGAATCAAAACTAACACAGATATATCTTCTGGTAACATTGCAGTAAACACTACAAATACTGGTAATGGAAAATACAAAGTAGATAAAGCCACTTATAAGCTAGGCGGCGGCCAAGGTACACTAGTAGCACAGCCAGGAAAGTTTTCAATAAGGAAATAGTTATGAAAATAAATGAAATCACAACTGGAATAGTAATGCCTAAAGTAACCGTTGCTAATCCAGATGCAATTAGAGCAAACAACAAAGCATTGGGCTATAAAGAAAAAGTAATTACTACAAAGGCTTTTGATAAAGTACGAAATCAACAATTAGACAAACAAGCATCACAGGATGTGAGGCAAGGAAAAGATATGAGTACAACTTTTAAATTTAAACCTAACAATGCTAATCTTAGTACTAATATCCAAGCACCTGTAGTTAAAAAGCCAAGAGTGTAAAACAATGAAAATTAACCAAATCATAAATGAAGGTGTAGATTCAAAAGCTGAGATATACGTTGACATGGACGGCGTACTAGCAGACTTCTTTGGAGTATGGACTAAAATGGTTGGTGTCAAAAATTGGAAAGAAGTCAAAGACGTTGATTCTGCATTGGATATGATTAGAAGTCAAAAAGATTTTTGGATTAATTTACCACTTACACCAAATGCTTCAAAGTTATTAAATTCAATTAAAAAAGTAAAAGGAAACTATACTATATTAAGTTCTCCTTTACCAGATGATCCAAATTCAGAACCACAAAAACGTGAATGGGTCAAAAAGATGCTTTCAGGTTTTGCACCTAAAAGAGTTATTATAACGCATAATAAAAGTGCGTATGCAAAACAACCTGACGGAACTCCTAATGTATTAATTGACGACTATGGAGACAATATTCAAAAATGGGAAAATGCAGGTGGAATAGGAATACAACACTCAGATAAAAATGCAGATGCAACAGTTTCAAAATTAGAAGAAGGTGATTTTGTTCATGCAATAAGTAGATTTATGAACAGGAGTATACGTCCTGGTATGTATAAACGAGCGGCAACAAAGTTTCATGAATGGTTAAAAGATCAAGCACCTTATAGACATAGCCTAGGATATTATGCTATGGAGTGGGGGCATCAATATAAAAATATAGACTGGAGAAACTTAAAACAAGCATATGAAGTTATGTTTGGTGATGATGTACTAGTTGAAAATAAAGAACCTAAACTTGTAAAAGATAAAAAACTAAAAAATTTAAGAAGTATGGATAAGCCTACAAAATATGAAAAACGTAAAAACTATCAACAAGCAGATGAAAATTTTGCAGACGGTAAAGTAAAAGGCAAATCAAAACCAGGCAGAGTGAAAAAAGCAGGTGCAAGTTGTAACGGTAGTGTAACAGAATTACGAGCTAAAGCAAAAAAAGCCAGCGGTGAAAAAGCAAAAATGTATCACTGGTGTGCTAATATGAAATCAGGTAAAAAGAAAAGTAAATGATATTAAAAGAAGATTATAGATCAATTGTTGAACAAGACAATGGTGTAATAATAAAAACTTTTAAAGATGGTTCACAGTTAAGTCCAGAATCGTTTAATGACGAATGGAAGCAACATATAAACAACTTTGGAAGGCTATATGGACACTTTCCAAAAATATTAGAACTTTCTAAAACAAGAATTGTTATGGAACAAGTACATGGAGCACCTTTTACTAAAACACGTACAGAAAGTTATAAACATTCTATTGATCGACAAATAAAAGATTTTAAATTACTACAGTTTGCTTATTATAAATTTATACATAATTTACTAAAATATAATATAGATTACAAATGTAATTTAGTACATAAAGATTTAAATTATAATAATATGTTTTTAAGTGATGGTCGTTGGCATCACGGTGCTAATCTATTAGTTTGCATTGATTTAGATTCAGCAAAAATGTTTGAGTTTACAGTACCAAATTCTTTCATTGCTTTCCCTCATTCTATTATGCAGGCTGATGCAGAAAGTTTAGAATATCAAATGAATAGACAAGAACAAAGGAAACTAAAGAAAAAATATGAAAATTAAAGATGTATTAAAACTTCCGTCAATTAATATTGGTGATGAAGTATATGTAGGAAGATTTAAAAATCGTAAAGCTACAGTAACAGGATTTGGAGTAGATGAGCATAATCAACCCATTTTAAAAACTACTAAAGGTGCACAAAAGCTATTCAAACCAAGAATAGCAAAACTAATGAAAGAGTAAAGTTACTCTATGCAAGTTTCTGTAAAACGTTTAAAGCCTAATGATGCATTTCATTTAAGACGTATACTTGATAAAGATACTGCTTCTAAATGTCATCTAACCTGGCCTTTTACAAAAGAGGTTGCAAAAACTTTCATTTCAGACTATAATACATATGGGATATGGGTTAATGGTGGAGTGTTAGTAGGAGCTATAGAAGTTAAGGAATCATTAGAAACAGCATACTTTGTTTCACCTACGTATAGAAATAAAGGCATAGCTACAAGAGCCGTAACAGAGTGTAAAGGTTTATTTGGAAAAAAACAATTATGGTGTGTTATTAATCCAAAAAACAGAGCAAGTTTAAAGGTAGCTGAGAAAGCAAAAATAAGAGTAAATTTTGTAAGCTAAATATCTTATATGTCTCGAAAGAAATTTGATAAAGACCTTATTAAAGATAACCATGGTCCAATGAATAGTGTCTCAAAAGATGACGCACTAGTCTGGGCAGGTGCTCCACCAGTAAAACATTTAAGTAAATTGGAGCCACATCTTAGAAGAGAAGTATTAGCTAAGAAAAAGAAAGCTGAAAATAGTTCTAAGAAAGCTGATAGAAATATAAGCAAACAGATTAAAAGAAAGTATGAAGAGGAATAGATATGGATTATAGTAAAGTTGATAAAGACGGAAAAGAACTTAACACAGTTCCAAAAGCTAACCAAGAAAAACAAGCTGGTTACTATGATAGATGGATTGAAAGTGGTAAGACGTGGGGAGAGCCTACACCTGAAGATATCAAGTGTGAATTACAACTAGATGCATTATGTGATTTTGAACCACTTAAATGGGAAATAGATTTAGGTTGGTTTAAAAAAGAAATTAAAGCATATGATGACAAATGGGTACCATATCTTCGTAGAGAAGGTGTAGTAAACAATAGAGAAGGATTGTGTGTAGTAGGACTTGAAGGTGACAAACCTTGGGATAGTTTAAGTATGCCAGAAGCACGTAGGCGTACAGGTAGAAAGTTAAGTGAATTAGACTTTAATGTGCCAACACAGTTATATCACGATTTAAAAAGTTTACATCCATTATTAGATTATTGGAAACCACTAGGACGTACAATGATAGTAAATTCTGGTGCAGGAGGCTGGTTCCCACCACACAAAGACCAACCTTTGTTAACTAGAGATACATTTAGAGTATGTGCATTTATATCAAACAATGTAACGCATGATGCATATGAGTGGCATATGGATGGGCGTACATGGCCTATTAAAGCAGGCGGAGTATATTACATTAATACTAAAAAGACACACAGAACTCATGCCTGGAAAGACAATAGTCTACATTTAGTAATGAATATACCTAAAACTTGGGAAAATGTACTCAAGTTAATGAGTGCGACCCTCAATTACTAATGCATATTAAACAAATTAGATAAATACTTGTATGAAAGTATTTGATATAGTAAATGAAGATGCCGATGGTGGCGATACAATGTCTGGTAATTTTGCCAGTGTTAGTTTCCCATTGTTTGGTAAAAAGAAGCAGATCAGACGTGCAGTTGATCCTAAAGGATATTTAGGTGACGGTAAACTAAAACTACCTAAAGTTGGCTATAACAAACCTGTTACAGTTGGCGAGTCTGTAAACGAGAAGGTATATAAAAAGAACCCAGATGATCCAATGGATCCAGAAGTTCATGTACCGGGTATGGCAGTATACAGTCTTAAAGGTCTTGAAAGAGAAGTTAAAGGTATGTTTGAAGATCTAGCAAAGAAAGCTGAAGGCGGTGATTGGGAAGCTATAGATTATTATGTTCACCAACACGGAGTTTTATCAGCTAAAATTAAAGCTATAACAAGTACATATGAAGATTTAGAAAATACAAGAAAACGTGGGGGCAGAGCTTCTGCAGGTATTACAAAAAGGTAACGACAATGACTGGAAAAGAAACTAAAATCGACAACTCTTTTAATAGAGTAATGGACGATGTAAACAGATTACAAAAAGCATTTCAACCAGGTAAAAATTTAGAAAAAGCTATCGCAGAAGTAGGCGGAGATATTTCATGGTTGAAAGATATTAATGAAGCATTTGATAACTTGTATGACAAGTTAGAAGAAGGACATATGGGAGCAGTAGCTCATTTGCAAATGGAAGAATCAGCAAAAAAAGAAATTAAAGAAAGTGTATTAGACTCTGACGATGATGATGGGTTTATGGCACGTTCACAACTATACTTCCTGGCACGTGATGCAATTAACTTACATGGATTAATTGATGATAGATCAGACTTAGAACCATGGGTTCAAAGTAAAATAGCTCAAGCTTCAAAAGACATTGACGCAGTACGTCGTTATACTGAGTACAATTCAATGGAGCAATCACAAGAACCAGAAGTGCCAGCAGTAATACCAGGCGAAGAACCACAAGACGAAATGCCAACTATAGCCCCACAAGAAGTAATGGCTGGTGCATATGAGTCAGTAGTAGAAGAAAAAGATCCTGAAACAGATTTCACAAAATGGTTAAAAGACAAATACAATAAATCAGTTAGAGATCTAAAAGGCGACGAGTATACTAAAATGTCTAAAGAGTTTCAAGCATCTAAGAAAAAAGATGAAAGCATTAATGAAGAAATGAAATTTGATGACAAAAGAGATGCTGACTTAAAAGTTTTTGCAAAAGATTTGTATAAAAAAGCAGTTAAAAAAGCTAGAAATAAAGCAAACAAATAGGAGCAGATCAATGAGAGTACTAGACTTAGGCGAAGCAGGTTACGAAGGACAATCAGAAGCACAAAAACATTATTTTCAAATTGATGGAGACATTGATCAAGAACGTGGAATAAACGATACTGATTGTGATCAAATTACAAAACAACTTGTTGATATGGGATTACAAGCTCATTGTCAACCAGATGAGTCTAGACACAACGTAGTTCAAATTGATACTTACAGTGGTCATACAACTATTGCAGATGCCTTAGCTAAAGCAGGATATGAAGCAGACGCAGTTGGTGATCCAAGTGGATTTAAATTCCACGAAGGTGAAGCAAACATTGTAGCAGAAACTCCAAACAAATTTACAAAAGCAGACTTTGATGCAAATGAAGATAAAAACTATCACACAGAAAATGGTGTTGAATTAGCTAAAGCATTTGGTACTCCAGAAGAAATTGAGCAAATGGAACAGATTGCAAAAAATCATTATGCTCGTGGACATATACTATCAGATGAAATTAATGCTCGTAACGAGATTGTTGGCAAATACTTACCTTCATTAGAATCACAAGAAGAAGCAATGGGAAAAATGAGTGAAGGTGATTTAGGACCAGGCGATATGGAATTATTAAAGCCAATGGTTGATATGGATCCAAAAGTATTAAAAATTTATGCAAAAAACATTGTTAAAAAATATCCACACCTTAAAGATAATGTTGCAAGACTACTACCATCAAATGAAGCAGTAGTAGAACAAGATATTGAAGAAGATTTTATGGACGATAGAAAATATCAGTCATTAGAAGAATTACAAGACAAGTTAGCAGATATTAAGAGTCATATTGAACGTCTAGGCGTTATGGACGGTGCTACAGAGTGGGAAGGTAAAAACCCAACAGGTACAGCCGATATACACGACCAACTTACTACTATGTATAAAAGCATTGACGGACTAATGGGTGCTACTGAAAGAGCATTAAAAATAGTACCTGCAGAACAAAATCCATCTACACAAGAATTTAAAAAGAAATATGGAATGGACGAAGATGTTAAAGCAGAAGATGTGATGATGAACAAGTATGGATTATCAGCAACTAATATTAATGGTAAATTTAGATCATATCAACATGGTAAGCTAACAGGTGAGTTTGATTCAATGGAAGAACTTGCTAAACATCAACAAGGATTACTTGATGACGATAATGTAGAAGAAGCTAAAACTAAAAATTGTGGATGTGGACAAGACCCGTGTATAACATACGGAGAGAAAAAAGTAAATGAATTTGATATCAAAAAATCATTTAATACTGTAGCTAACAATGTTAAACAAAGTTTGTCTAGTGTTGTAGGACAAAATCCATTAAGAGCTAAAGCGAATAAGAATGCAAACAAAAATGGACCAAGCATAGCAAAACAGATTAATTGGGGTGGAAAATATGAGTCAGAAGATCTTAACGAACTAGATACGTTTGCACCTAAAACAGATTACATAAAAGGTCCAGGTGGCGAGTACTATAAAATTGAGTACCGTAACAATAGTGGATTAACAGGACATCGTAAAGATGATAAAGCTAGATTTGTTTCTATAAATCCAGCTAGTGATAAAGAAGTTCAAGCATTAAGTTTAGATGATATGATTGCAAAAGGCGATTCAAGTATTCATCAAGGACATGATCATCAAGGTGGATTACCTTGGAGTGATGAAGACATAGCAGTTTATGCATATGGTGATGATGATTATGAAGAAAATATTCCTAACAATGCAAAAATGAAATTAATTAAAGTTATGACTACAGAAGCTGAAAAGAAAAAGAAGTCAGAGTTAGGCACGAAAATACGTTCGTGGAGAGAAACAAAAGCTGATATGAAAAAGAAAATAGAAGCTTCTAAACCAGGAGATAAAAAATGATATTTAATTGGATTAAAACCGTATTAGGTGTTAATGATAAACCTTTAGTTTTAACTGACGAAGTTGAACCAAAGAAAAATGAAATTAAACCTATTATTGTAAAACCTTCATTTAAAACTAAAAAAGATTTGTCAAGCATGACAAAAGGAAGATTAGAAGAAGTTGGTAGAATTTATGGTATAGAATTAGACAAAAGATTAACTAAAGCTAAACTAGTAGATCAACTTTGGAAACAACTAAAGAAATAAACGATGGCAGAGTTCGTTAAAAAGCCAATAGAGCATACTAACGGACATTGTCAAAATTGTGGACATCCTAGCCATTGCGGTGGAAGTTTACAACAAGAAGTACGAGACTATGCTTGTGATGGCGGCGAATTGCGTATGATAGAAGTGTGTAAGTCTTGTAGATGCAAAAACTGTACTAAATAGTACTGAAAGAAAACGATTATGAAAATGCATAAAGGATTTGTAGAACACGAAACTACTCCAAAGAAAACAAGTATTGGAAACAATACCTCTAGGATTAAAAAGTCTAGTATGAATAAACATAAAAGACGTTCGTACAAACCATATAAAGGACAAGGAAAGTAATATGAGATTAGATCAGCTATTTTTAAAAGAAGAAGACTCTACAGTAAAAACTATGTCAATGCCAGAAAAAGTTTCTGCGTTTGATAGATTAAAGCCAGGTCAAGAAATTGGCTTATGGTTTGACTCTGTTATTAGAAGAGCTGATAAGTATAAACCATTTGTAGTAGGTAGAAAAACAAGTTCAAAATTACGTCCTTTAGAAAAAATTACATTATTACAAAAAAGCAAAGATGGTGGAACAGGTGGAATGAAATACTACCTATACAAAAGAAATGGTGATAACGTTAGTTTAGCTATGGGCGATATGGCCGCAAGTTTAGTAGACATTCAAGAATCTAATATTGTAGAAGCTACAGAAACTATTATGGAAAGAATAGTACTAGATATAGACTATAGCAGAAATCCAGATGCCTTAATGAAAGCAATTAATGCAATGGCAAGAAGATTAGACCTTACATTAATGAATGCTCCACAATCAATTAAAGATTTAAAAGAAAAAGGATTTGCTAGAATAGAAGGTAAAGATGCAGACATTATGTCATTTGTAAATTATCTATATTCAAAAGGTATTGAGCCAACATACGATATTCAAAATATGGATAAAGTACAAACACCAGATTTAAATGCTAATCCAAATATGCCTGCATTTATAGGCAAGAAAAAAGAACCAGCAACTACTGAAGCAAAAGCTACAGCAGGACCAGACAAGTGTTGGCCAGGATATAAAAAAGTTGGTACCAAACCAGGCACCGGTAAGAACAAAGGCAAAACAGTCAACGACTGTAAAAAGGCATAGGAGAGAATAATGAGATTACATGATCTATTTCTACTAAAAGAATATGATGATCTGGAAACAGAAAAGCAAGGTATTATCTCTGCTATATCTGGACTTCGTGCTGACAACGAAGAAGATGCTAAACTATTAGATAGAATTTATAAAGTATTAAACACAGGCCAAATTGGTCAAAACATTTCAAACGCATTTGCAGTACCATTAGAAGGTGAACCATTAAGTGATAAAGAAAAAGCTCTAGTAGTACAAGATATGACTACTATTATTTCTCAATCAGATAATGATTTTAAATCACTTTCAGGTATGACAGATATGTTAGAAAAAGGTGGCGTTGTTGATGTTGGAGCATTAGATTCTCCACTAACTACATTCAGCAATGTATTCCAACACCCAGCGGCAGTTAAAGTATTTCATGCATTAAAGAACTATGGAACTGGTAAAAAACAAAAAGGTCCAGGTGAATATGCTTTGGCTTGTTTAACTAACAAAATTAGATTAGCGGCAGGTGAAGGTGATCTTGAAGTTGATGGTATTGGAAAAGTAGAATTAAAATCAGCAGTATCTAGCACAGGTGGACGTATAGGTTACGGTGGTGGATCACAAAAAGCTAAAAGAGCGGTATTAGACAAATACGCAGAAAGAATTCCAACAGTTATGGGTGCTATCGGTGGTAAAGGTGGTTCGTTGGGATTAAGTAAATTTGTTCCAGCACTAGCACAAGACTTACCACTTAATGATGCAGACAGTAAAAAATTAAGAGAACAAATTGCAAGTGAACTGTTAACAATGGATATGGAAAACTTTGCACAACCAATTATAAAAGCATTTGGTAGTACAGATAGTCCAGAACAAATTGAAGACGAATATTTAAAAGCAAACTTTGCATGGTATAAAAATAGAGATGATTTTGACGCTCTATTACTATGTAGTTTCCCTAACGAGAAGTTTGCTATGATTAAAAATGAAAATGATTTAATTGCATTTAGAAGAGGCGGACAAGCTAACTCAACAAGTATAAGTATTATTCCTACACAAGCAGGTGCAGGAAGAGAGCAATGGGCTCAGCTTACACTAAACAAGGCTAAGGTATAACATATGATGTTTTGGTATTATTGGGCATTAAAAGCAATAGCAGGCGGAATTATAGGAAGTGCATTTGCTAATTGGTTCCAAGGAACTAAAGTAGGTATATGGTTTTTTAAAAAAATAGAGAACATAATGCATTGGGCGGCTGATCGTTACAACTTAGAAATACTAAAAACTGAAAGTAGGTTTGCAAAAAAATATCCTACAATAATGGAAAGATTAGAGAAATTAGAAAAAAAGAGAAAGTAGTACTATGTCTATAGAAGCTTGGGAAAATAGGTACACAGTTAGAAAGTTTTCAGAAACTAATAGAGAAATTAATCCAGAACATCTAAAATATCTAGAAACAGCATTAAACAACTTACCATATCAGTGCAATATAAAATCTGATGTATGGATATATCTTGGCAGTAGTGATAGAGACTTAGAATTCAGAAAATGGTTGATGGAAAACGTTTATAATATGTGGAATCAAAAACATGAATTTCAGGAGCATATGTTACCAGTACTTCAAGCACCAGCCATTATGTTATGTGCTAAAACTAACCAGGCTTGGTTAGATGGAGCAGGTGACAGACTAGCCAAAGATATAGATGATATAGCTAACAGAGCAGAAGGTATATTTACTGGTGCAATAATTGCTATTATGTTGAGCTTTGGATACAAAGTAGGAACCTTTCGTTGTACTGATGGATTAGAAAGAGATACTCCATCTGCCAAATTAGAATATTTTACTAACTACATTAACGATAGATATCAAGATGAACTTGCAAATATGTTCAAGACAAAATTAGCTGAGGCTCCTTTTATAAATCGTAACAAGGATCCAGAAGAATTTAAATTTGACCCAGGTACAGTAGTAGCATTTGGTCCTGAAGATGAAAGGTACATAGATGTTAAAACTGGAAAGGCTCTAACAAGAGGAACCAACAAAGCAGAATGGAATGGGTACGGATTCCACTCATATAAGATAACTGGAAGAACAACGTACAATATTCCTTCTTGCATCTTTCAATAGGAAACAAATATGAAGCACATTTATCTAGTATGTACTCGTAGTGCAATAAGTGCTAGTGCATTAACTTATATCATAAATCAAAGTCCACAGTTCTATAACACAACTCATCATAATCTTTACATAGATGAAAACGGTACATTCAATAAAGCAGTTACAATAAATGACTGGTGGAATATATCATATGAGTATGATAAAATATATAACAAAGACGTAAGAAACAACGAAATTATGTCCTTAGATACATTAAGAACATTATGTGATAATTGGACCATAGACAAAGATATTGCATTGTTTACACACGCAACTAACACAAACGATATAATGAAATGGCGTGATGAGTTTAATTTACCCGTAAAGGTAATTACTACAGTCATGGGAAAAAATTGTTTTAATTATTTAGATATGTATTTAAAAAGAGAGTATAGTAGTATAATGAACAAGTTTACTGACTTGTTTGATACTTGGAAACACGTATATACGCAATTTTTATCTATAGATACTATGTGGTCAACTAACGCAGATTATGTACTAGAAATGCATGATTGGCTAGATGATCCAAAAATAGTATATGATAAATTAAATATACACAGTAATACACATATTATACAATGGGTAAAAGAATATAAGATGGTTAATAGCTATACAGAACTAGACATTGATAAAAATAATGTATCTAATAAACTAAAGACAATATGTTACATTTACCATAAATATGAGTATATGCTCCATAACGATATGGCCAAGCGTTTATTTGCAATAGCAATATTTGAATGTGTTAACGAATGGAAAGAAAATAATACCATGCAAAACATAATCAATAATGTTGCAAACAAGGCAAGATTGAACTTGACTAATAACTAGTTAACGTATATAATATAAACTTAACTTAACAGAAGGAGAATTTGCATATGAGTATTTCATTCAGTAATGAAGATATTGAAAAACTTAAAAGGCTAATTCAAGAAGGATCACAAGTCATTGGCGAAGTCGAAACCTTAAACGAGGGATTGAAAGACACGGTCAAGCATATAGCAGAAGAAATGGGAATCAAACCAGCTATCCTTACTAAAGCAATTAAGGTAGCATCAAAAGGTGAGTTTGGTAAACATAGAGATGACTTTGATACTCTTGAATCTATTTTGCATAGTGTCGGAAAAGACAGCTAGTAAGTGGAAAAGAACACACCCTACATTCCTACCTCAAACAATACATGGTGTGCCAGTCCTTGGACAGAAATCCATATAGATCAAGAAGGCGAAATGGTTTTTTGCTGTCAAGCAAAAGACGTAGTAGGAAACGTCAAGACAGATTCAATTAAAGAAATCTTTAATGGACGTCTTTACAAAAAAGCTAGATTAGAAACAATATCTAATATTTGGCCTAAAGGGTGTCATTTATGTGAAAGAGCAGAAAAGGTTGTTGACCGAAGTATGCGATATCAACAACAAGAAACGTACGAAGCTAACTTAGATCCAGTAATACCAGACATTACAAAAGACTATAAGATACAAAAATTTAAAATTGATTTTAGTAATCAATGTAATTTAAGATGTACAATGTGTAGTCCTAACAGAAGTACTGGTTGGTTCAAAGATGCTAAAATGCTTATGGACTCTGAACTAACAAGAACAGAAGTAGGTAGAGCAGTACACGTTCAACAAAAAGATGACACACTTCCATATAGTATAGAAAGATATGGAATTCCTAATAATGTTGTAGATGATAACTTAGATATTATATTAAGTACAAAAATGATTGACATAAGTGGTGGCGAACCATTTTATACACCACAGTTCAAACACCTAGTAAATAAATTAGTAGAACATGATTACAAGGGAAGATTAAAAGTCATTACAAATTTAACATTATTAGATACAGAATTATTAGAAAAACTAAAAAAGATTAATACTACATTAATTGTTAGTATGGATGCCACAGGGCATTTATATGAATATGTAAGACCTAGTACACCGTTTGGAAAGTATAAAGGTCAAGACATACAAAACAAAATCATTGAACTAAAACATGAACATAATTTAGATATGGCTATAAGCTATACACCACAACTGTTCAATGTATACAACATACAAGAATACATAGATTGGCTACAATTTGCCAAAATAAGACCAAGACATGAATTTATGTTTAATGGTCCTGTTGTTCACCCTAGGTATTTAACTATAGCGGTACACCCTGATATGGATTACAAATTAAGACTTGCAGATATGCTCGAAAGAGATTTTGGTAAAGGTGGTAGGTTAAACGGAGTAATTAACCTATGTAGAAAACCAAGAGATAATGAAGAATTTGATAACTGGAAATTTTTTTGTAAAATCACATCAATGCTTGACAAACATAGAAAAACAAGTATAATAAACTATATTCCGCAATTAGAAAAATACTGGGTTAAGAACGTATGAGTTATGTAGACGCAATTCACAATAAAGAAAAAGATATAGTACAGGTAGTTGAACGTGTAAACGGTAAACGTGAGTTCAAAGAAATTCCTGCAAAGTATACTTTTTATTACAAAGATGCACGTGGAAAATTTACCAGTATATTTGGTGAAAAGCTAGAACGTGTAGTTTGTAATACTAGTAAGAAATTCAATACAGAAAAAAAGATTAATGCACACAAAGGACTATATGAAAGTGATGTAAATGTTGTTTTTAAAACATTTGCTGAAAATTATGATCCTAACGAAGTGCCAAAACTTAATATTGCATTCTTTGATATTGAGACAGACTTTAATAAAGAAATGGGGTTTGCTGACCCAAGCGATCCTTTTAATCCTATAACGGCTATCAGTTTACATTGTAATTGGCTTGAAACAACTATATGCCTTGCAATTGGTCCTAAAACTATGAGTTTTGATGAGGCTCAAGAAGTAACTAATAAGTTTGAAAATACTGTACTGTTTAAAACAGAACGTGAGATGCTTGAAGCATTTCTTGACTTAATTGATGATGCTGATATTTTGTCAGGTTGGAATAGTGAAGGTTTTGATATTCCTTATATGGTTAATCGTGTAGGTAAAGTAATGAGCAAAAGTCATACACGTAAATTCTGTTTATGGGACAAGATGCCTAAAGAGAGAAGGTTTGAAAGATATGGTGCAGAACAACAAACATTTGATTTAATTGGTCGTGTACATTTAGATTACATGGAACTATATCGTAAGTACACATATCATGAAATGCACAGTTACAGTTTAGATGCCATTGGTGAGTATGAACTAGGCGATCGTAAAGTTGAATATGATGGAACATTAGATCAGTTATACAACAACGACTTTGAAAAGTTTATTGCATATTCTAGACAAGACGTTGAACTACTTGTTAAGTTAGATGCTAAACTACAATTTATTGATTTGGCAAACGTACTAGCACATTCTAATACTGTATTGCTACAAACAACAATGGGTGCGGTTGCACAAACAGATCAAGCTATTATTAACGAGGCACACAGGCAAGGACTTATTGTTCCTGATAAACGTTATGACAAAGATACAACACAGGCCGCAGGTGCTTATGTTGCAACACCTAAAAAAGGTATGCATAAGTGGGTTGGCAGTATTGACTTGAACAGTCTATATCCTAGTATCTTACGTAGTGGTAATATGAGTACAGAAACTATTATTGGACAAGTACGCCATACTTATACAAAAGAAATGATTGAAAATGCAAAAACTGTAGCAGAAGCCTGGGAAGGAAGATTTGCTACATATGAGTATGAAAAAGTTATGGAAAAAGATATAGTTGAAAAGTTATATCTTGACTTTGAAAACGGCGACGAGTTTGAAGCAACTGGTGCAGAAATATATGAATTAATTTTTAATAGTGGCCAACCTTGGATTATTAGTGCTAACGGCACAATCTTCTCATATGAGAAAAAAGGTGTTATTCCTGGTTTGCTAGAACGTTGGTATGCAGAACGTAAAGAGTTACAAGCAAAAGCACGTGAAGCTAGAGCAGAAGGCGGAGATGCATTTGCATTCTGGGATAAGAGACAGTTGGTTAAGAAGATTAACTTGAACAGTTTGTATGGTGCGTTATTAAATCCTGGTAGTAGATTCTTTGATAGTAGATTGGGTCAAAGCACAACACTAACAGGTAGAGTTATTGCAAGGCATATGGCGGCAGAACTAAACAAGGTTATTGCAGGCGAATATGATTATATGGGTAAAGCTATTGTGTATGGTGACACAGACTCTACTTATTTTAGTGCATATCCTGTTTTAAAAGATCAAATTAAAAAAGGTGAAATTAATTGGGACAGAGATAATATTATTTCTTATTACGATGCAGTATGCGAAGAAGTAAACAAAACGTTTCCTGCATTTATGAATAAAGCATTTCATACTACATTAGAGCTAGGCCAAATTATTGCGGCTGGTAGAGAAATGGTAGGAAGTAGTGGATTGTTTATTACAAAGAAACGTTATGCAATGTTAGTATTTGATAACGAAGGTAAACGTGAAGATACTGACGGCAAAGCTGGTTACATTAAAGCTATGGGATTAGATCTAAAACGTAGTGATACTCCACCATGGATGCAAGACTTTCTTAAAGATCTTTTACTAGAAGTACTTACTGGTACTGAAGAAAATGATATATTAGAAAAGATTATTGAATTCCGTAAAAGCTATAGAGAAAAGCCAAGTTGGCAAAAAGGTAGTCCTAAACGTGTTAACAACTTAACCGCTTATAGAGGCAAGATGACCAAGTATGATAAAGATAGAAAACGTGCTCATGACACAGGCAAAAGTGTAGCTAATATTAAAAAGCCGGCTATGCCAGGTCACGTTACTGCCGCATTGAATTGGAACAAGCTAAGGCAAATCAATAGCGATAGTTATGCAGTAGAAATTACTGATGGTATGAAAACTATTGTTTGTAGATTGAAAGATAATCCATTGGGTATGACTAGTGTTGGTTATCCTACAGATGAAACACGTTTACCAGATTGGTTCAAAGAATTACCATTTGATGATGACCATATGGAATCCGTAGTAGTTACTAAAAAGCTAGAAAATCTTTTAGGTGTGCTAAAATGGGACCTAGATAAAGCCGCGGCAAAAAGCAATTTCACTAGTTTATTTGAGTTTTAACACTCATAGGTTGTGCATTTAATCGTTGACAAACGGCATTAGTTAACTTATTATATTACTTTATGATAACTAATCGTAAATATTATATGCAGAAGGCGTTAATATTACTAGTATTTGTATTACTTTCGTTCAATACGAATGCTACTGAAATAACCAATAATGAGTTCGCTAAAAGAATTAACAAGTGTGTTAGTTCAATTTACGCCGATAAAGAGCAGTATCCAAAACATAAACAAATTCCAGTAGAACTAATAATTGCACAGGCCGCACATGAATCAGCTTGGGGAAAAAGTAGATTTGCAGTAGAAGGTAATGCATTATTTGGTGTAAGAACTTGGGACGAAAACGTTCCACATATGAAAGCCAAAGGTGCACCAGATGCAGAATGGGGTGTTAGAATATACAGAAGTTGGTGTCATTCTGTAAAAGACTATATTGATATACTAGAAAGACATCCAGCATATGAACAATTTAGAGAAGAGCTAGAATTCCAATACAAAACACAAGGTAACGCAGAAGCTATCACATTAGTGCAGTATTTAGGTGCTTGGAGTGAGCAAGGACAACAGTACATACACCTATTACAAAGCATAATCCAGTCATTATATCAGCAAGATTTCTTTAAAAAACTTACATAATTTATAAAAAAGATTAAAAACCCTTGTTTTTACTGGGTTTTTTATTGGTGAAAAAGGTTGACTTTTATACCAAGATGTCTTATTATATATGTATAAGTTAACAAAAAGGAGATATAAAATATGTTTAAAAAAGAAAACTTTGAATATGATGGTATGTACTTAATGTATAATCTTAAGCCTGGTCAACATTATGGTAACAATGAGTTTGTTGCTAGATTTAAATATGTTAAATTTGCAGGTGCTTTTAAAAATTTCTTAATTAAAAACTTTACTACTGATGAATATTTTAGCAGATATAAAGCAGGTGAAAGTCCATTAGACATATTGGAATCTAAAGGTTTTGTTACACCACAAGCTAAAAAACTTTGTAAAAAGCACAATATGGTTGCTAATAAAGAAAACTATATGAAGTGTATTAGAATTGAAATGGAAAAAAGAGGACTTTAATAATGAACGCACTAGTATCACATATTGAAAAAATGAATGCTAAAACTCAACTTTGGATTGATGAAGATCCAAAGAACAGGTTTGGTGGTATGCTAGTTACAGATCCTGCTCATTGGGCAGAATATAAAATCTATACACCTGCACAATTAGACAGGTATTTAGATGAGACTACTCTCTATGAAATGATTTCTTCTTGTACTAGTAAGAGCTATGCTCGTACTGTTCTTTCAAGAGATATGACTGATGAAGAATTTAAAAAAGAAATGGATTATTGGTCAAAAGAAAACGAAGAACAGTTTGCTCGTGATAAAGCTGAAGAAGAAAAGAACGTTAAAGAATTTGAAGCTAGAATTACGGACTTGATTAGTTCAGGTGCTAGTAATAGGGAAACTGCATTACGTTGGATTATGCAGGCTGAAAATATGGAAGATGAACATGATGCAGGTTATATTTGTTATTGTTTGCATATTCCATATTCATATCAAAAAGAATTTGAACCATTGATTAAAGAGGTTGCATAATGAGTATATTTTATCAAACTACATTTGTTAGTGCTTGTGGTGTTTTAATTTTTGGTATGTTTTATCATGCTATAACAACAGGTGCTTCGTTGCCAGATGTACACGTCAGTTACAGTACACAGAAGTGTATAAAAGTAGTAAACTATGTTGAAGGACACAAATATACTTGTAACGATCTTCCTTCACATTATTATCATGTTTGGGTAAAATAATGTTTAATAATTTTTTAAATGGATTAGCAATTAGAATTTTTTGGTTTATTATCTTTGTAATTTTTTGTATGATATTTAGACCATTTAGTGTTTCAGCAAATGAAATACACGAAAATTGTTTAGCAAAATACAACTACAAAGGATTGCAAGAAGTTAATGCTTGGGGTAATATTGCTACTTGTATTGATAAAGCTAATAATCAAATTAGATTTGCAGAAGAAGATCGTATATGGGAATTTGTAAAAGCTAATCCACATTATAGATATTCAGGTATAGCATTGCCAGGAGGTCAACAAAAACCTTTTCATGGATTTGCTACATCAAAATCATATAAGGTTAAATGATAAAAGGATATACGACATTGGGTATTGTAGGATTTGCACATATAGAGAAATCGTGGATTTGGAGTATGTATGTAGTTAAAGGAAAACGTTGTTTAAGCATTCCTTTAATTTATCCACT